ATAAAAGATAATTTAAGCTTTGACCAACTCATATGGGAGTTTGGTGACGACACTAATCCAGATTGGATTCATGTAAGCTATGTCCACCCAGATGAAAACAGAAAGCGCTGCCTAAGAGCAGAGCGAACAAATGGTAAAACTACATATCGAGTGATATGAGTAAAGAAAAAAAACCGTTTAAAGAAACAGGTGTGGGAAGGTTTCTCATTGAGAAAGCGCCTTCAATACTAGGTATTGTTGGTGATGCTATACTTCCAGGCAATGTTATCTCAGAGCTTATCAGCGGAAACAACGAGCTTAGTGAAGGAGACAAAAGAATAGCTCTTGAAAAACTTAGACTCGAGCGCGCTGAAATAGATGGTGTTACTAGACGTTGGGTTGCAGACTCTGGAAGCCAGAGCTGGCTTGCTAGAAATGTAAGGCCGCTAACTCTAGTGGTGTTAGTACTTGCTTATGTTGGGGGATGGTATATGGGATTAGACACCTCAGATACAGCCTCTCTTTTGACATGGGTCCTTTGCGGATATTTCGGAGCGAGAACGGCAGATAAGATAGGAGTAAAACTTCCAGGTAAATAATTCATATATTTGTATTAATAAATTTAATACAATGCATATTAGAAAAATATCAATAGGTCCGGACTATAAGTCTAGTGCAATGCACTATATTGTAGGGCAAGAAATACTTGGGGGTTCACACAGCATTCATTTAATAAAAGAAGACGAGCATAAAGGTTCAATAAAAATATGGATTCAAAAAGCAGATGAAGTGTTTTTATGGAAAGAGTTTAATTCAACTATGCCTATTTCTGTGGAATATAATATAAACTTTTAATGAGGTCACCTTTTTATTTTATAGTAAAACCCACAAAGGGTAAGAGATATAATAACTCAAAAGAAATAGGAGGTGTAGATTTTATAACTAGTACCTCAGAAGAAAACCATATAGCTTCTAATAGAGAAGCTATTGTTGTTTCTACTCCTTTAGGATACGAAGGAGATATAGAGCCAGGAGATACTCTTTTAGTGCACCATAATGTTTTTAAGTTTTATAATGACATGAAGGGTCGGCAGAAAAGCGGCAAAAGTTTTTTCATGGATGATTTGTTTTTTATAGACAATCAGCAGTTTTATATGTATAATAAAAACAATAAGTGGCATTGCCATGATAAGTATTGTTTTGTAGAGCCAGTGCCAGTTACTGAATCTTATATACATAAGCCTTTTGCTGAAGAGCCCCTTATGGGTAAAATGAAATATATAAATAAAACATTACAAGAGCGTGGTATAAAAGAAGGCGACCTAGTTACCTTTAGACCAGATACTGAATATGAATTTAATGTAGATGGTCAAAAGTTGTATCGAATGTTTGATAATCACATTACAATGGTTCTGTGAAATATTCAATTAAATGCAGTAAAAGAAAATGAACTCAGAAGAACTAAAGAAACAGATAATTCAAGCTGGTAGAAAAGCTGTTGAACAGCTTATTAAAGTTGCTAAGGAAGATATTATTAAGCACGACCCAGAAGATGAATTAGCAGCAGACAGATTAAAAAACGCAGCTGCCACAAAAAAGTTAGCCATCTTTGATGCTTTTGACATACTAAATAAGATAGACCAGGAGCAGGAGAATATAAACTTATCACATAACACAGATACTAAAGTTGAAACAAAACAAGGATTTGCAGAAAGACGCTCAAGGTAGCATCTATAAGGTTTTAGAGGGATACATACCTAAAGGTGTTTTGGCTAATAAAAATAGAGCTAAGACTTGGGAGTATGGATATAACGACAAGTATGACTTTGTTTGTATTTCTAAAAATGGTACGCTCGGAGATATTGTAGAAATATCAGGTCTTAAAGTAGGTTTACCTGTACTTCCTAAGGATTGTTTCTCAAGGTCTAAGAATATATCAGAGCAATATTGGGAAAGACAAGAACTCCCAAAGGAGCTGTCGAGAATATATTCTATATTTCAATGGAACGAAATGCCTACTCCTTTTAAATCAAGATGGGTAGATTATATAGAGTCTGAATTTGACAATAGGGAAGAAGGGCATTGGTTTATGAATAATGGAAAACCAACTTACATTACTGGCTCACATTATATGTATCTACAATGGTCAGCAATTGATGTAGGTTATCCAGATTATAGAGAGGCTAACAGAATATTTTATATTTTTTGGGAAGCGTGTAAAGCAGATAAGCGAGCCTTTGGTATGATATATTTAAAGATTAGACGTTCAGGGTTTTCATTTATGGGTTCTTCAGAGTGTGTAAACGCAGGTACATTAGCAAAAGATTCTAGGGTAGGCATATTATCAAAAACTGGAGCGGATTCTAAAAAGATGTTTACCGATAAGGTAGTTCCTATATCTAATAGACTTCCGTTCTTTTTTAAACCCATACAGGATGGTATGGATAAACCAAAGACTGAACTAGCCTTTAGGATACCTGCATCTAAGATTACAAAGAAAAATATGTACGATAGTGTTAATGAAGAGCTTACGGGTCTTGATACCACTATTGATTGGAAAAATACAGATGACAACTCCTATGATGGTGAAAAACTTATGCTGTTAGTCCATGATGAAAGTGGTAAGTGGATAAAGCCAAATAATATACTCAACAACTGGAGAGTCACTAAGACTTGTTTGAGGTTAGGTAGTAAGATAATAGGTAAGTGTTTGATGGGCTCTACTTCAAATGCTCTTGATAAAGGCGGTAGTAATTTTAAAAAGCTCTATGAAGATTCTGATGTAAACAAAAGAAACGCTAACGGACAAACTAAAAGCGGCATGTATTCTTTGTTTATTCCTATGGAAATGAACATGGAAGGATTTATAGATGTGTATGGGCAGCCAGTTCTTATAGCTCCTAAAGAAAAACGAAAGGGTGTTGATGGAGAATGGATTACTAACGGAGCTATAGACTATTGGCAGGCTGAAGTAGATTCTTTAAAATCAGATGCGGATGCACTGAACGAATTTTACAGACAGTTTCCTAGAACAGAGTCACACGCATTTAGAGATGAGAGTAAGTCTTCTCTTTTTAATCTTACAAAGATATACCAACAGATAGACTATAACGATTCTTTAATACTAGAACACCACTTAACAAGAGGGAACTTTTATTGGCAGAATGGAATTAAAGATACTAAGGTGGCTTTTAGTCCTGACAAGAGAGGTAGGTTTTTAATTAGCTGGACACCATCAAAGGGATTGCAAAATAATGTTATTGATAGGAGAGGTATTAAGTTTCCAGGCAATGACCATATGGGAGCGTTTGGATGTGACTCTTATGATATATCTGGAACTGTCGGCGGTGGAGGTTCTAATGGAGCTTTACATGGAATGACTAAGTTTAGTATGGAGGAAGCTCCTGCTAATGAGTTTTTCTTAGAGTATGTAGCTAGGCCGCAAACAGCTGAGATATTTTTTGAAGAAGTATTGATGGCTTGTGTGTTTTATGGTATGCCAATATTAGTGGAGAATAACAAGCCTAGATTACTGTATCATTTTAAGAACAGAGGATATAGAGGTTTTTCCATGAACAGACCTGACAAGCATATGTCCAAGCTATCAAAAACAGAGAAAGAGCTAGGAGGTATACCTAATAGTTCTGAGGATGTAAAGCAGTCTCACGCTGCTGCAATTGAATCTTACATAGAAAAAAATGTAGGTATAGATTTTGAAGGACAATTTAGGGAATCTGGAGATATGGGTAATATGTTGTTTACAAGGACTTTAGAAGACTGGGCAAAGTTTGATATAAATAATAGAACTAAATTTGATGCAAGTATTAGTTCTGGATTAGCTGTTATGGCAACACAAAGGCATATGTATCAAGTAGAGAAAAAACAATCAAAAATAAACCTTAACTTTGCAAGGTATACAAATAAGGGAAATTTAAGTGAATTAATTAGATAGATGAAGGATGTTACAATAGACATTGCATCTACAGGCTTTCCAAGTCAATTTGTTTCTGATGCTGAAAAAGCTACGAACGAATTTGGTTTACAGATAGGACAAGCTATTCAATACGAATGGTTTAAAAAAGACGGAAACCAGTGTAGATACTACAATCAATGGAGAGACTTTCACAAACTGCGTTTATACGCAAGAGGGGAGCAATCAATTGCTAAATATAAAAACGAAATTGCAGTAGATGGAGACTTATCTTATCTAAACTTAGATTGGACACCAGTCCCTATATTGCCAAAGTTTGTAGATATAGTTGTTAATGGTATGCAAGACCGAGAGTTTAAGGTTAAGGCTTATGCTCAAGACGCATTATCTCAAGCAAAAAGAAGTAAGTATCAAGATATGATAGAGGGCCAAATGGCTGCTAAAGATATCTTGACTACGATACAAGAGCAGACAGGTGTAGACCCATTTATTATGGACCCCGATGAGCTTCCGTCATCTGATGAGGAGTTGTCTCTTTACATGAACCTAAACTATAAGCCTGCAATTGAAATTGCGGAGGAAGAGGCAATAGACACTATGTTTTCTGAAAATCATTATGATGATATTCGTAAACAAATAGACTATGATTCTACAGTTATAGGTATGTCTGTTGCAAAACACGAGTTCCTACCTGGAGCTGGAGTTCAAATATCATATGTAGACCCGGCTAATGTTGTGTACAGTTACACTGAAGACCCTCACTTTAAAGATTGTTTTTATTGGGGAGAGATTAAAACATTACCTATTGCTGAACTATTAAAGATAGACCCAAGCCTTACTCGTGAAGATTTAGAAGAGATATCTAAATATAGTCAGAGTTGGTATGACTATTATAATGTAGCTCAGTTTTATGAGAATGATATTTTTTATAGAGATACTTGTACTCTAATGTATTTTAATTATAAAACCACTAAGAAGATGGTTTATAAGAAAAGAATACTTGAGGGCGGTGGTTCTAAAATGATAGAAAAAGACGATACTTTTAATCCTCCACAAGAAATGATGGAAGACGGAAAGTTCGAGAAAATAGAAAAGACTATTGATGTATGGTATGATGGGGTGATGGTTATGGGAACTAATATTATTCTCAAGTGGGAGCTTGCAAAGAATATGGTTAGACCAAAGTCTTCTTCTCAGCACGCCTTACCAAATTATGTTGCCGTAGCACCAAGAATGTACAAAGGAGTTATTGAGTCTCTAGTAAGACGAATGATTCCTTTTGCTGATTTAATACAGATAACTCATTTAAAGTTGCAGCAAGTTATTGCTAGAACTGTACCTGATGGAGTCTATATTGATGCCGATGGATTGAATGAGGTTGACTTGGGAACAGGAGCTTCGTATGACCCTTCGGATGCATTAAGGCTATACTTCCAAACTGGTAGTGTAGTTGGTAGAAGTTATACTCAAGACGGAGAATACAATCAAGGTAAAGTTCCTATTCAACAGCTTACAAGCAGTTCTGGAGCTTCTAAGACGCAAATGCTTATAGCTAACTATAATCATTACTTAGGTATGATTCGTTCTGTAACAGGCTTAAATGAAGCGAGAGACGGCTCTACACCATCTCCAGATGCTTTGGTTGGTGTTCAGAAGTTAGCTGCATTAAACTCAAATACAGCAACAAGACATATATTAGACGGAAGTCTATATATATACAGAAGTTTATCAGAAGCTTTAACTTATCGTATCGCAGATATTTTAGAGTATGCAGACTTTAAGGAGGACTTTATAAATAAGATTGGTAAATACAACGTAAGTATACTTGGGGAAATATCTGATTTATATATTTATGACTTCGGTGTATTTATAGAACTGTCTCCAGACGAAGAGCAAAAAGCTATGCTCGAACAGAATATACAAATGGCTTTATCTAAACAAGATATTAATCTTGAAGATGCTATTGATATTCGTGAGATTAAAAACTTGAAACTTGCTAATCAATTATTGAAAGTTAAGAGACTTGCTAAACAAGAGCGTGATGATAAAATGGCTATGCAAAAGCAAGCGATGACAGCTCAACAACAACTCAAGTCTCAAGAAATGGCTGCACAAACAGCTATGCAAAAGATAGAGCTTGAAACACAATCTAAAATGAAAGTGAAGCAAGCTGAAGTAGCTTTTGAAATTGAAAGACAAAAAGCGGAAGCTCAACTCAAGTCTAACTTAATGCAACAAGAGTTTAATTATAACTTACAAATGCATGGTATGACAGAGCAGTCTTTATCAAACAGGGAAGATTCAAGAGAGAAAGCTAAGTCTAATAGAATTAGTCAGCAAAATACTGAACAGAGTAAATTGATTTCACAACGTAAAAATAATTTACCTCCACAGAATTTTGAATCTAATGAAGATAGCCTTGACGGCTTTGATTTATCTGAGTTTTCACCCCGATAATGAGCGTTAAAATTTTAAGTAAATTTGTAATCTAAATTAAATTAAATGGAATTAAAAGTAAGAGCGGTAGATGCCGTTGAAGAAAAATCAGTACAAGAGGTTGAACAAGAGCTTCTTGATAAGCATGAGGAAAAGTTTAGTGACTCTAGCGAGACAAAAGAAAATAATCCTCAAGTAAAAATGGATTTTGCTGAAGAGAGTGTCGTAGAAGACACTCCTAAAGCAGAAGAAACTTCTGAAGAAACACCAGAGCCAGTTCAAGAGCAGGCAGAGTTATCAGAAGAAGACGTTCTTTCATATATTGGAAAAAGATATGGTAAGGAAATTAATTCATTAGATGAATTAAATGCAACAAGAGAAGAGGCTGAACAGCTTCCAGAAGATGTTGCGGCTTACTTTAAGTATAAAAAAGAAACGGGAAGAGGTATTGAAGACTATGTAAAATTACAAAGAGACTTTAGTGCTATGAATCCTGATTCTTTGCTAAGAGAGTATTTGACAGTTACAGAAGGCGAAGGTTTAGACGCTGAAGATATTGATTCTCTAATGGAGGATTATTCTTGGGATGAAGAACTAGATGAAGAATCTGTAATTAAAAAAACAAAATTAGCAAAAAAGAAAACTATTGCTAAAGCAAAGAAGTATTTTAATGAGCAAAAAGAATTATACAAACAACCACTTGAGTCAAGACCGGTTGTTGATTCTCAGAGCAACAATGAAGAACTTCAAGAGTATAGGCAATATTTAGAATCTGTTAAAACTCAACAACAGGAAAGTGAGGCAAAACGTAATTGGTTTTTAAAAGAAACCGATAAAGTTTTTACTGAAGATTTCAAAGGTTTTGATTTCGTGCTTGACGACAAAACAGTAACCTTCTCTCCCGGTGATGTGCAGACAATCAAGAAGAGCCAAGAAACTCCAATGAACTTTATAAATAAGTATTTGGATGATAAAGGTTTGGTTAGTGATGCTGCCGGATACCATCGAGCTTTATCAATTGCAATGAATCCTGACAAATTTGCTAAGTTCTTTTATGAGCAAGGCAAGTCTGAGGCTACTGAAGATGTAATACGCAAAACTAAAAATATAAATATGAGCGAGCGTAGAGCACCTGAAGTAACTAATAAAGGAGGATTTCAAGTCAAGTCAGTTAACCCTGATTCGGGACGCGGCTTAAAAATAAGAAGTATTAAACGAAAATAAATTTTAAAAATTAATTATTATGGCAGGAGCAGTTCAAGCAACCCCTGGGTTTGCTTTACAACCGAGTGCAGAACAGGTGCCTTTGGCAACTAACTACATTACAAACTTTGATTTCTTAAATCAGTATTTACCTGATACTTATGAAAAAGAGTTTGAGCGATATGGAAATCGTACAATCGCATCTTTCTTACGTTTAGTAGGAGCAGAGATGCCTTCTAATTCTGACCTTATCAAATGGGCAGAGCAAGGAAGATTACACACTAAATATACTAACTGTGCATCAGCAGGAGCAGCTGGTGACGATACAGCTACAATCACAGTAGGTGATGCATTAGTACCTGGTACTGGAAGCATTGCAATTAGAGTAGGACAGACTGTTGTTATCTCTGATAATGCAGGAGCTGGATTAAACAAAGGTATTGTTACAGCCGTGAATACGGGAGCAGCAACTTTTGATGTAGCTTATTATGAAGCAGCTGGACAAGTTGGTGCAGCTGGACTTACAAGAACAGTGTTTATTTATGGTTCTGAATTTAAAAAAGGAACTAGTGGAATGGTAGGCTCATTAGAAGCTGATGACGTTATCTTTGATAACTCACCAATTATCATCAAAGACAAATACGCTGTAAGCGGGTCTGACATGGCGCAAATTGGATGGGTAGAAGTAACTACTGAAAACGGAGCATCTGGATACTTATGGTATCTTAAATCAGAGCACGAAACTCGTCTACGTTTTGACGACTACTTAGAAACAGCAATGATTGAAGCTGTACCAGCAGAAGCTGCGTCAGGAGCAATCGCAGCTGGAGGAGATGTAGGGAACAAAGGTTCTGAAGGTATCTTCTATGCAGTTGAGAATCGTGGAAATGTGTGGGGCGGTGGAAACCCAGCTGCACTAGCTGACTTTGATGCAGTAATCTCTCGTTTAGATAAGCAAGGTTCTATTGAAGAAAATGTAATTTTCGTTGATAGAGATTTTAGCTTTGATATTGATGATATGTTAGCAGCTCAAAACTCTTATGGAGCTGGTGGAACATCTTATGGTTTATTTGACAATGACAAAGACATGGCATTAAACTTAGGATTCACTGGATTCCGTAGAGGATATGACTTCTACAAGTCTGACTGGAAATACTTAAATGACCCAACTATGCGTGGTGGTCTTCCTACTGGAGCTAACTCAGGCCGTATCAACGGACTATTAGTACCAGCTGGTTCTACTACAGTATACGACCAGATTTTAGGTAAGAACGCGAAGAGACCATTCTTGCATGTTCGATACAGAGCTTCTGAAACAGAAGACAGACGTTACAAAACTTGGATTACAGGTTCTGCTGGCGGTGCTGCAACTTCTAGCTTAGATGCTATGGAAGTACACTTCTTGTCTGAGAGAGCTGTATGTACGTTAGGTGCAAACAACTTCTTCTTATTCCAAGAGTAGTATTAATACCAAGGGAGGTTTAACCGCCTCCCTTTTTTTTAAATCTAATTAAATTTATATATAATGAAAAAAAACACATTAGTAGATAAAGTCTACAAACTTACTAGAGATAGAGCCCCAATATCTTTTTTATTACCTTCAGGTGGCTCAAGAAGACAACCCTTATTACATTTTGACGAAGACAAAGGAATCAACCGAGTGTTGAGATATTCTCCTAACCAAAGGTCTTGTTTTGAAGATGAGCAAGATGGACAAGTAGTTAGAGAACCTATTGACTTTGTAGATGGTTTCTTATCAGTTCCAAAAAACAATCCTGTATTGCAAGAGTTTTTATATTATCACCCATTGAATGGTAAAAAGTTTATTGAGGTGAATGAAGAAAAAGATGCAGCAGCAGAAATTGAACAATTAAATATAGAGGCAGATGCTCTTATTGAAGCTAGAAAGCTTTCAGTAGACCAGGTGGAAACTATATCCAGAGTTTTGCTAGGAAGAAATACAGAGCAAATGAGCACAGCAGAGCTTCGTAGAGATATATTAATCTTTGTTAAGCGAGAACCTGATACGTTCTTAAAAATGGTTAATGACCCTATGTTAAAGCTACACTCTAATGTACAGTTATTCTTTGATAAAGGATTGCTATCGTTTAGGAACAAACAAAAAGAAGTATGGTTTAATACATCATCAAACAAAAAGAAGATGTTGACCGTGCCCTTTGGAGAAGACCCTATGTATATTGTATCGTCATATTTACAGAGTGATGACGGAATAGAGTCTTTAAAAATGTTAGAAAAATTACTAGAAGATTAGTGATTGCTAAGAGAGGTCAAAAATAATTGACCTCTTTTTTTTTGCTTATCTTTGTAAAAAAGAAAGCGATGATAAATGCTGTTAGAAATACAGTTCTTGCTATACTTAATAAGAATAATTACGGCTATATATCTCCATCAGATTTTAATTTGTTTGCAAAACAAGCACAGTTAGATATTTTTGATGAATATTTTATAGCATATAATAATCAGATTAATAAAGAGAATGGAAGGGTATCAGGAAGCGGATATGCTGATATAAAAAAAGGATACGAAGAGGTAATAGATACTTTTTCAATTACAGCCAGTTTATCTAAAAACATATTAAATGAATATGTAGTTCCTACACCAGCTACTACAGGTTCAGACTATTATTTATTAAATAAAATATTAATTTATAGTACCGTAACTTCTTCAGGAGTTACTACATCTACTGGAGGAGGTAATACAGAATTAATAGATTCATCCGCAACATTTCAGTCTGACGGAGTATCTGTTGGAGATGTGGTATCGGTAGTTCTAGCTAATTCAGTGGTGACTAATTTAAGTGTTGTCTCTATAACCAATCAAACTACTCTAGTTGTTAGTGTGGCATCTTTAGTTACTGCCAATGTTTCATATTCTATTTACAAGAAATCTGATTTAAAAAATGAAGCAGAGCAAGTAAATCATAGTAAAATAACTATGCTTAATAAGTCTATGCTTACTGCTCCTAACATTACTTTCCCTGCTTACACTCAACAAGGAAATATATTAACACTACACCCTGATTCACTAAACGAAATAGGAAGAGTGGTATCGCAGTATATAAGATACCCTAAAGACCCTAAGTGGACTTATGTATCATTAACAGGAGGAGAGCCTATATTTGACCAGTCTCAATCAGACTATCAAGACTTTGAGTTGCCTCCAGATGATGTAAATAACTTAGTGGCTAGAATATTACAATACGCAGGTATGTCTATTAGAGAGATAGCCACAGTGCAGTTTGGTCAAGCTATAGAACAACAAGAAAACCAAGAACAATAGTATGGCATATTTATCACAATATCAATATTACGAAAATGCAGGAGCGGCTCCTACCAATAAAAATTGGGGGTCTTACCAGTATGTAAGCTTGGAAGATATAGTAAATAATTTTCAGTTAATGTATTCTGGAAACCATTCGCTAGTTAATAACGAAGATAGGTACAAGATATTGTTTCACGCAAAGCGTGGGATACAGGAACTTAATTATGATGCTTTTATGGAGATAAAAGCTTTAGAGCTAACTGTATTTGATAATCTTACTTTTGTTTTACCTAACGATTATGTAAACTGGATTCGTATATCTTTATATAAAGACGGCTGGCTTAGACCTCTGAATGAGAACATTCAAGTTAACTCTGCTCAATCATACTTGCAAGGTGCAGGAGGAACTTTAACATTTAACTCAGACGGAACTGTAATTACTACTGAATCGCAGCTCGACACTGAAAGAAAAAACGGTCAACAAAACAGTATATATTTAAATCAGAATAATGCTGACGACCAAATACCTGCTGACACACAAGCAAATTGGTATGCAGATTATACTATCGGAGCGCGTTATGGTTTAAATACAGAAACCGCTAATATAAATCCTACATTTAGGATAGATAAAAAAGCAGGAGTTATAAATTTTGATTCTACAATGCTTAACGAAAGTTGTATATTAGAATACATCTCTGATGGAATGGAAGGAGGAGATGATTCTCAAGTTTCAGTAAACAAACTTTTTGAAGATTATGTTTATGCTTATATTGAGTATGCTATTTTAAATAGCAAATTTAATGTTCAAGAGTATATTATCAATAGAGCTAGAAAAAGAAAATCAGCTTTACTTAGAAATGCAAAAATTAGATTAAGCAATATTCATCCTGGAAGATTACTAATGAATCTTAGAGGAGAGAATAAGTGGATTAAATAAAGATGGCAAACATTCAAAGAAATTTTATTGCTGGCCGTATGAACAAAAGCCTTGATGAAAGGCTTGTTCCAAATGGTGAGTATATTGATGCGTTAAATGTAAGACTTGGTTCTACCGAAGGCTCTGAAGTTGGTTCTGTAGAGAACTCTAAGGGTAATACTATTCTTACAACATTAATGTTTGATAATATCGAATTAAGCAATAATGCTAGGTGTATTGGAGCTTTTGAAGATGGGGCTAACGAGACCATATATTGGTTTGTTCATGACCCAGCTTTTACAAATAGCCCAACCAATAAACTAGACTTAATAGTTTCTTATAATACTAATACTGCCAACACAAATTATAATGTAGTAAGTGCAAATGACGGTACTAACTTAAAAACCACACTAAACTTTAGTCCTTATCATTTAATTACAGGTGTAAATTTAATAGATGATTTACTGTTTTTTACAGACAATACAAATCCACCTAGATATATAAATATAAACAGGAGTTACAATGCTCCCGCTTCATCACCTTCTTACTTTGATGGTTTTTCTGCTGAGGCTTTATTGGTAATTAAGAGACCTCCTATCGCAGCTCCATCTATTCAAACATTAAATCTTCAAGGGCAACAAGACGACTTTTTAGAGGAAAGGTTTATATCTTTTGCTTATAGGTATAAGTATAACGATAATCAATATTCTGCAACTTCACAGTTTAGTGAAGACGCATTTACACCTTCATCATTTGACTTTAGTTATAACAGCTATTTAAATGAGGGTATGAAAAATACCAAGAACGCTGCAATAATAACTTTTAATACAGGAAGTTCTTTAGTCACAGGTATAGAGCTTTTATTTAAAGAGTCTACAACTAATAATATAAAGGTTATAGAGTTTCTTGACAAGTCTAATTTAGGGTATTCTGATAATACAGACTATACATATACCTTTGATGACAGAAAGATATTTACTCTTTTACCTGATTCAGAAATACTAAGACTATACGACAACGTACCTAATATAGCTAAGGCTCAGACAGTTATGGGCAATAGGCTCGTATACGGAAACTATAAAGAAGGATATAATTTAAAAGATAAGTTTAATCAAGATTTAAGATTAGAGTTTTTTGCCAGTTTAAATAGTACGACAATAGCTACATCTGACTTGATAGACTCGACTGGCCCTGGATATTACTCGATTGGACCAACTCCTTCTACAATAAATAATTCTATAGTATATTTTGATTTATCAAATCAAGATGGAACTACATTGGAATTAACCGCTGGTTCTAGCATAACTTTAGACTTTACGATAGTACACGGTCAATTTACCGGAACTACACCTGGAGCAACAACTTCAAATATCGACATAGTATTTGATTATACTTTGCCAACATATTTTCCTAACGCATACTCTCTTGCTACAAGCACTGATTTTATTGAGAAAATAGGAACAATTGCAAATATACAAACTGTAACTGACGCTTGTAATGGAACTACTTTGACTGACCAGGTTAATTGTGCGTTGCCATCAACATTAGGTACATATACAAAAACAGCAAGTGGTATAAGTAATACCGGAGAACCTATTGCAATTATATCGTCTCCAGCAAGCAACACTATTGGTCTTCAACTGATAGCAATGAACTATGTTGACGGGGCTAATAACGCTTATGAATTTTATGAAGTAAACAGTGCAACTGCTAGTTTTAGAAATACTGATACAGCTAGAAGTCTTCATAGTAACAGAGGTTATGAAGTTGGTATAGTATATATGGATGAATTTAACCGCTCATCTACGGCGCTTGTAAGCCCAAATAATACGATACAGATACCTTGCGCTAACTCTATAAATAAAAACGAATTACAGGTTACTATACCACCTCAGCAGTTAGCTCCAAGCTGGGCTACTAGATATAAGTTTGTATTAAAACCAACAGAGACTACATACGATACTATTTACTCTAGTATTTATTTTGAAGACCCTGGAAGTAATGCAACATACTTTTTACTAGAAGGTGAGAGCGCTAATAAGGTAGAAGAGGGAGATAGATACTTTGTTAAGTCTGACAGTAATGGACCTATACTTAGATGTGTAGAAGCTACAGTTTTAGAAAAAGAAACTAAAGAAGAAGACTTTATTATTCCTTCAAATGGTTCATCAGTTCCTTCTGGAACATATATGAAAATTAATCCAAATAATTTTTCTACAGTTAAAGAGGATAATGATATAATAACGCCTGGCTCTAATACAGCAATTGAAAACGATGCGGGAGATTATCCTATATTGGACTATCCAATGAATCTTAATGTACCTGACCCTAATATTGCAGGTAGCACACACACAGATTATAATGTCCCTGCGGGAAGCAGAATTGTAATATCTATAAGACAAGAAAGATTAGGTCCAGGAAAAGGAAATGGTAAATGTGAAAGAAGAATTAGTGAATTAAACGTAAACCTTGTGTCTTCCACTACATATGATAATATGCAGGATTGGTGGAATGGAGATAATGTAGAAGCGGTTTTAGAAGACGCGGTAACTGAAGTAGGTGACGGTGGCGGAGATATAACAAACACTTATGAATCGGCTACAGCCGCAACTAAAACAGATATATCTACTGCCGCAGGAACAAACTACTACAAGTTTTTTAGAGACACCACAACTAATGAATTGGCGTTATTAATTACAGGTACTAACAGATGTGGAGGTACATTGTCAAGAGCAAAGAGACGCTCTACGGTTACAGCCGATATACAAGTATATAGAGCAGATTCTATTATTGTTTTTGAAACACAGCCTACAGACGCACTTGATAATGTATGGTATGAAAACCACCTTTCATTTAATGTAAGTGCAGATGGAATTCATTCTGGAAACGTGCAGACACAAACTTCAAGCCTGCCCGCAATAATTGATACAGAGTTTTCTGATTGTTTTGCGTTTGGTAATGGTGTAGAAAGTTATAAGATATTAGATTCAATTGTAGGTAAGACTAAAAATATAGGAGAGCGAGTAACCTCTACCTCTAATATGGACTACAAAGAGTCACATAGGTTTGCTGATTTAACGTATAGTGGGGTTTATAACGATGAGACCAACGTAAATAAACTAAACGAGTTCAACCTAGGTCTTCTTAATTTTAAGCCATTAGAAGACTCTTATGGCCCTATTCAATTACTAGACGGAAGAAAAACAGATATACTTACTTTGCAAGAAGATAAGATATCTTATGTTTTAGCTGGTAAAAATTTACTTAGCGATTCTACTGGAGGCGGTGCTGTTACATCTGTACCTGAAGTTTTAGGACAGCAAATAGCAAGACTAGAGGATTACGGTATTAGTGAAAATCCAGAGAGTTATGCTTCATATGGTCCTAACAAATATTTTACAGACGCCAAGCGTGGAGCGGTAATAAACTTAATAGGAGGTGCGTATAACAACGAACAGCTTCAGGTTATATCAGAAGCGGGAATGCGTTCGTGGTTTAGAGACCTTTTTATAGACACTTTTAATACTCAAAAAATGGGAGGGTTTGACCCTTACATGAATGAGTATGTTTTACATTCCAATGTTCAATTGCCACAGCCAGTTGTAGAATGTGTAGGCTGTAATTCAACAAAAAACATTACAATAAATCCAGCAACCACTTTTACATATTGTGTAAATGTTGGTGATTTATTAGGAATAGTAGATATAGACTTTACAATTCCTACTGGAGGGTTTACTGAAATGATTAGTGAGCTTAATGATAATATCGTCAGTGAAGGATTGTCTGATGAAATAGTATCAGAGAGTGATGCTTCAACTACTGGCTACACTATAACAGCAACATATAATGGGGTATCGCATACTACAGGAACAGTGTATGATAGCGGAACTTTATCATTTAATAAAAACGATGTAAATACTGATACGGTAGAAATAACAGTAACTCAAGACAGTTCTGTTGCAAGCATTATTGACATTAACACTTCTTGTCCTGACGCGCAAACAATAACAATTGTTAGTGTTGCCGTTACAAGTAATGCAGATGCTGGAGACTTTATAACAAATGAGTTTAGATGGACTGATGGAACATTTACATCTCCAACAAAAACATATCCAAATGTTGAGTTTTCATCTGGAACAAACGCTCCGATTGTATCGTTATACAATCAAGTAACAGGACAACAAGGAGGCGGATTTATTCCTGGAGACGCTGCTAATGTTTCTATTATTAGTAGAAAAAGCAATATTGATAATTTTGTATTTAATATCAATAAAAATAAATTAAAGTATTTAAGAACTAATACTTTCTACGGTAACACAGGAGCGGATATAAACGCATTATTGGCCGCTTCTACTGATGCTACGCCTATAGTTGCTCAAACAAATCCAACTCAATTTGTTGCTGACTTTATCATGCCATCTGGTGGTAGTTTCTTGTATTTGGTTTGGGACTATAGAGAATCAACTAGCGCTGAGCTGTGTCACTCTATAACAAGTAAATCAGATGCGTGCACTGGTTGTACATTTACTCCGACTCCAACTCCCACACCTACGCCTACGCCTGTAACATCATATAGATGGCTTATAGAGGCTGGCTCAGGAAGCGCAACGAGTCCATCTACTTGTCCTTTTGCAACAGTACCGTTATATAGCTCGTCTAGTTCATTTAACACAACATTTGCTAATAGTACATTCTTCTATACAGATGCAGCTTTAACAACATTATTCCAAGGCGGAGATAATTATTTTGGAGTAAGAGAACCAAACCAAGGGTATGGAATATCTCAGGGTATATTTAGAATGACAAACCAAGGGACAGCTTCAAATATTGATACTTCTGGAGTTTGTAGTTCAACACCTACTCCTACGCCTACCCCTACTCCAACTCCAACACCTACTCCAACTCCAACACCGACTCCTACGCCGACTCCAACACCGACTCCTACGCCGACTCCTACGCCGACTCCTACGCCGACTCCAACACCGACTCCAACACCGACTCCAACGCCTACACCTACTCCAACTCCAACGCCGACCCCTACTCCAACTCCTATACCTGGAGCTATATGGGCTTTAAACAGTCTTGCAGGAAATGGATATACTAGCATAACTAACGCTTGTGGTGGAGCAAGTACTATAGACACTAACAGAATATTATTGACAGGCTCTACGAGCGGAACAATTACAACTATAGCAGGATTAGATAGTGCATATACAGCCGGAGAAACAATCACAGCTTATACTGCTGATGGTTTGTCGATTTATAATGGAGCTAATAATTATTTTGGAGCTGCTTCTTATCAGGCTTCAGGATTAGGAACGTCCCCTGGTTTTGTTATACGCATAAGTAATCTTGGAGTTTTACAGGCAATAAGTTCAAGTTTTTATTCAAGCTGTATGACCGCAGTAACAACTACATCTCCATCAACATATTGGTCATCAGGACTAGATGCTTGTAATAATGGACCATCTGCTGCAACTGTCACGGCTTATTCAACTCAATCAAGCGGGACTTGTTTACAGTCGGCATCATATCTATATGCAGACCTTGATAAAAACGGAACATTTGCAGATATTTCAGGAGGTTATTATGGAAGAATATGGTACAATCCAGCGCCTTGCGGAGGAAACGGTAATGGACAAGGATTTGAATTAAATAGTAGCGGGCAAGTTATAGGATTTCAAACTTGTCCTTAAATTATAAAAAATGGCAACACTAGGAACATATTATTTTGATACTGCAAGCTTTGCAAATGCAACAACGATTTACGATGATGCTGATTTAACAGTGGTATCGGCCAATGGTTTTTATTCTGATAACTCTATAGTTAGAGAACAGGTGAGCGGAGTGTTGTTTGCAGGTCAATCTTGTGCAGTGCCCACTCCTACTCCTACACCGACACCTAGTCCCACTCCTACACCTGCACCTACGCCTACGCCTACGCCTACGCCTACGCCAGGGCCTACCCCTAGTCCAACGCCTAGCCCTACACCTGGGCCTACGCCTACGCCTACACCTAGTCCAACGCCTAGTCCAGTGCCTAATCAGTATCAAATACAAAACTGTAGTAGCGGACTTCAGGAAAACGTATCACTACCTCAAGCAGTTAGTACTGGTTCTTCTATTAAATGGCAGTCTGTATGTTGGGAAGTTATAGGTTCGCCTACAGGAACAGCTCAAGCTATATCGCCACAAGATTATTATAATGATTGTGCGGCTTGTCAAGCAACTCCCACTCCTACGCCTACGCCTACGCCAACTCCCACTCCCACTCCTACGCCTACACCAGCGCCTGGGTATGTATTATTTGGACAGTATAGCTCTTCTTCGGTATGTTCTGGAAGTTATGGAAATATATATCTCGATAATCCATCTTTTGCTTCAGCCACAGTGGCTTATGCTGATGCTACATACACTACTTTACACCCATCGGGATACTTTACAGTAGGTGGTTCATATAGATTTTGGACAGGTTCAAGCTTTACATTATCAGGTAGTTGTTACTAATTTGTATCTTTATGCAAATTAAATTCAATGAAAGATATACCTAAATTAACAGAGAAAGGTTTTGATGTTGTAAAAGTTCCGGAGTATATATGGAATATTATACAAGATTCCTATGAACTTTTGAAGGATAAAAGAGTAAATGAAGTTTTTGAAGGCAAGGACCATTTTATAAAAGGAGATAGTGAGCTTATATCCTACGACCATATACCACATATAAGGAATTTAATACACAACCAGCTGCTGCCTATACACAGGGAGTTTGCGGGTGTAGATATTGAGCCTTCAGCAATGTACGGAATAAGGTCATATCTTAGAGGCGCAAGTTTGATTGAGCATACAGATAGGATAGAAACACATCATATTGCTTCGGTAATACTTGTGGATAAGGATTTAAAATGTGGATGCCAAAATAAAGAAAACGGGGATGACTGGCCTTTAGATATAAAAGGGCATGATGGAGAATGGTATAAGGTATACTTAGAGCCTGGCGATATGCTATTATATGAATCTGCTATTTGTCCACACGGAAGGCTAGAGCATTTTCAAGGCACATACTATAGAAACTTTTTTGCTCACTATAAAATTATAGAATGATAAATTTTATACAGATAGACCCTAATGGACTGTGTAATGCGGGGTGTTGGTTTTGTCCTGTATCTTTAATTGGCAATCCTAAAGAACATATAAGTCAAATGTCTCCTGAGCTTTATGAAGATATAATAAGACAGATAAGCGAGCTAAAGGGAGACTTAGTAAACCCAGGTTTATATTTTGTATATGCCTCTCACTATAATGAGGTATTGCTTTATAGGTATTTTGAGCAGATGTTACAAGCTTTACAAAAATATAATCTTACTCTTTGTGTTCTAACCAATGGTGTGCCTCTTACGCCAAACAAAATAGACCTTATAAATAAATACCCTGGCGTAGTATCGCAGATTGCTATTAACGCTCCTGTTTATGAGAAAAGATTGTTTTCAAAAAGAACAGGAATGAAAGAGGTTCTGTTTGATACTTTAATATCTAATATTAAATACGCTGAACAAAATTTACTAAATCCAGACATATTGGTACTTCAGATAAATGGTATCAATGAAAGGTCAAACATAATCAAGAAAAAAAACTTTCCAGAGCTAGAACCAGATGAGTTTGAAGCCCAGGTTAATATAGCTAAAATGCTTTTTCCGAATATAAAAATAAACGAACAATGGAATCTTATAGATAGGGCAGGGCTTATGGATGATGTAATGGAGAGTAAATTACCTAGTGGTAATGTAGTCGGTTGCTCTACAAAAAGAGACACAGAGTGGCTTCATGTAAGTCCAAGGGGAGAGGTCTTCTTATGTTGTAATGATTACCATATGGATTACACTTTTGGTGATTTAAAGACAACACCTTTAAAAGATATATGGATGAGTGATAAACGTAAAAGAGTTTTACAGACTGCATTTAATAGTATCTGCACATCTTGTTCGTCTGCAATATTTAAATATGAATAACAATATACTTGTAAGCATTGCGTCGTATAAAGATGTAGATGTAATTAATACCATTGTAGATTTATATGACAAAGCTCAGTTTCCCAGTAGGGTTTGGGTGGGTTTATTTTTACAAGACACTCCAGAGGAGATATCAAGAATATGTAGTTTCTTTTCGAGCTTTTTATTTAAGACTAATATTAAAATTAAAACGATACCGTCAGAAGAAGCGATGGGATGCGGATGGGCTAGAAACATTATACTAAAAGAACTGTATGATGATGAAAATTATTTTATGTGTGTAGATTCTCATTCTAGGTTTTTAAAAAAATGGGATAGTGTTTACATAGACGCTTATAAAGAAGCTCCTGTAAATGCAGTGTTAAGTGCATTTCCACAACCTTTTGATTTTAATCAAACCTATGAGCAGTATAGCAAAAGAAATATAACTACGATATACACTCCAGATAAACTTCCTCTAGTAAATGATTTTACATACTGTCAAAAAACTACCACAGAAAGATATGAGAAGGTGATGTCTATATCTGGAGGTAATATTTTTGGAGATTCAAGACTAGCAAAAGCAATTACTCTGAATGATTATTCTTTTTTACATAACAAAGAACAAGAGATATACTCGCTTCTTATATACTTATATGGCTTAGATATATACGCTATACCTCAAAATGTAGTGTGGCATAAGTATATTGTAAATGATTCTTACAGAGATTTATTTAATCCAAAACAAATAAAATACAATTTGGATTTCATTAATACATTAAAAACAAAAGAGACGAATAGAACTGTAAAAGGATGGGTTGATTTGATTCAGAAGGATTGCGATGAGTGTAAAAAGACAAAGCAATTAAATTCGTAAATTTGTAGTTAAATAAAACCATATGTCTTTTTATTATGAATTTACTCGCTGTGATGACTCTAGTGTAAAAAACGACTGGACATTTCCAGGGAATCCTCAGCTAACTCTTTTGGATGTATATTCTATATATGGTTATTGCTGGCAAGTAACGGCTCAAAGAAATAGCGGTCAACAAGTAGCATATAGTTCTTATTATGGTTTAAATGGCTGTTCTCAATGTACAGCCCCCACACCGACTCCAGGGCCGGTAACTTCATATGCTTGGCAGTTTAATGCGGTTCAGGGAAATGGTTCTTTTGTAAAGCCAACAGTTTGTGTTAATGCTCCCGTAACAGTATACTCCGACGTACAAGATTACGCAAGTATATCTTGCGGCACACAACACTTTTGGTTAGATGCAAATCTAAATACTCCTTTTAGTGGTAGCAATCAGTTTTATATAGCTACACCTGGCTCAACGCCAGCAACTGGAACGGGGTCTTTATTGTTAGCAAACAATGGTGTAGTTACTCATAAATATGATTGCTCAGGATTTAACTTATGCGGAGGAGGGCCTACGCCTACGCCAACTCCTACGCCAACTCCTACGCCCACACCTACACCCACGCCCACACCAACTCCTATACCAACCTCACCTGATTATTGTTTAAGCGGTACAAATGCAGTAACATTTCAGTCTATTGGAGGAATCAACTCTTATGTGTTTGGTGGTAACTATGGTTTATACGGAACAGGAACTGGTATTTTTGTGTTGACAGGAGTTCCTTCAACACATCCTATTGCTATACACAACTTTGGTAAGACAGGTCAGATAAGCTATACAGGAACTACGAGCGCAGGTTTAAAAACAGGGCTAGATGGAAATACATATGAGTATTTTTATGGAGATGTAACCGTAACCGTAACTGGAAATTATGGTACTATTAGCTACGAGTGTTATTACCACGGATATATGGGTGGTCAAAACAACTTACAGTTTGACAACGTAACTTGTCCAAACTTACAGCCTCCAGTAATACCTCCTCAGGGAGACCCAGACAAACAGTATACTTTAAGCTATAGCGATAGTGCAAAAGGATGGCCTTCATTCTACTCTTACTTTGCTGACTGGATGATTGGAATGAACAACTATTTCTATTCGTTAAAGGCTGGTAATTTATACAGACACAACACTAACTCTTTACGAAACAATTATTATAACGTACAGTATAACTCTACCGTTACGAGCGTATTTAATGAAATGCCTTTAGAGAATAAGTTGTTTAAAACTATAAACTTAGAGTCGGATGCTACTTGGGGTGTTACACTAGACAGTGATATACAAACAGGAGCTACAATAGACAGTACGTTTTTTGAAAAGAAAGAAGGGGCTTGGTTTGCTTTTATACGGAATAATGGTACGCAACCAGCTGGCTCGGATGAATATGTTATGCGTTCAGCTAACGGTATCGGAAGAAGTTCTTCGGTGAGTGTCGTGGGAACAAGTACTATTATAAACTTTTCTACTAATCCTCTTATAGAAATAGGAAGTGACTTGAGTGTTGGCGATATTATGTATTATGCTCCACCTCCGTACAACGCTATACAAATGGTTGGAAAGGTTGAGGCAATTAACATAGATTTGCAGAATGCTACTAATAATATAGTTATAGACAATAGCATCAGTGGAGCTGTTGCATTACCTATACAAGACGGGTTTATAATGTATATTAAAAACCAAGTAGCAGAATCTAATGGGGTGCTAGGTCATTACTGTGAGTTCACAATAACAAACACAGACAGCACACCTACTGAATTATTTGCAGTAGAGTCGGAAGTAATGAAAAGCTATCCCTAAAATTAGTATCTTTGTGGTTAAATGAGTGTAGAAGCTTTACCTGTAGAAATAATAAGCAACATTACCACCTATAGAGGTATGATGTGGGAAAAGATTGCAGAGTTTTCTAAGCGATTAGAACAGTTGCAAGGTGTTGTAACACACAAATCTGGAGATGTTCAGTCCAAAGAGATGCAAGAGCTTTTCCCTTTGAAACAACACATTGAAGGAGGCTTATACACTCGTGAAGTTTTTATGCCTAAAGGTTCGTTTGTAGTAACTATGATTCATAAACAAAACCATCCGTCTTTTTTACTTCGAGGTAAGGTTTCTTACTTGGGGGATGATGGAGATATTAATACCATAGAGGCTCCTAAAACAATATTTACAAAGGCAGGAGCTCAGAGAGTTTTTTACATACATGAAGATACAGATTGGTCTTGTGTATATAAAACTAAAGCAAAAAATTTTGAACAAGCAGAGGCTGATGTTTATACTAATGACTATAAAGATTTGCCAAAAAAAACTATTAATAAAATAAAAAAATCATGGCAGGAGTAGGTATAGGTTTTACTATAGCGGCTTTAGGGCTTTCAGCAGCAGGGACAGGAATGTCTTTCGCTCAAGCCAGTAAACAAGGAAAGCTTAGAAGAAAAGCTGAAGACGAAGCGGCAAAGTCAATGGAAGCAGCAGAAAAAATACTGGAAACGAATTACTTAAAAGGAATTTCTCTTCCTAAAGAAACGTATGAGCGAGAACGAGAAGCGCTACTGAGCTCAGGAGAACAAGCCTTACGGGCAGGTGCTGAAGCCGAGGGAAGAGGAGCTGCGGCTACCGCTGGTAGAGTTCAAATGGCACAACAAGCGGGACAAAGAAATATTGCAACAGCTCAAGCGGATAGGCTTTTAGAATTAGAGATGATGGGAGCAAAAGAAGATGCTAGGCTTCAAACTGGTTTAGCTAACTTAGAAATGATGGGTGTGGCTGGAGCACAGCAAGCAGCAAGAGACGCACAAATGTCTCAAATGCAAGCTGTACAGCAAGGGTTTCAAGGATTAAAAAATATGGGAAAAACAGCTTTAGATTATAAAAATGAATTGCTTCCTTTGTTTCAAAGCAAAGGTCCTGATTTTTCAAGTGTTGGAGGGAATATGGTAAGTCAAAATGCTATAGCAGCAAACCCAACGTTATACGGACAATATCAAGGGCAAAATGTGTTTTTACCAGATGTGTTTGGAGATGGTTTAAATTTTACAAATTCAATAGACCAGGTTTCTACTTTACCTCAGTTACAGAATATTCCCGCTAAACAAATCGCTCCAACTATAGGAGGTTAATAAAGTATTATGGCAAAGACATATGCAGGTTACGTTAAAAGAGAAGTTGCCAATGAAATAGATTGGTCTTCTATTGGAAGTGGCATTAGTGATATGCTTCTTGAGGAAAGAGATGCAAGAGAAACTAAGAAAAAAGAAATAGACGATGCCTCAAGGGAGTTCTCTAAAGTTCTTACTGAAGCAGAGGGAAGTGGACACACTGGTATTAATCAATTCTTTTTAGATGGAGCTAACAGTATTCAAGAGGTTAGGCTAATGCAAGATAGACTATTGAGAAGTGGTCAGTTAAGATTAAAAGATTATAATGTACAGAGGCAAAACGCTATAGACGGAACTAATGAAATGTTAGCTCTGGTTAAAGGATACGATACCAAGTACAAAGAAAAGATGGAGCGCCTGCAATCAGGAGTTAGTGCTGCTCAAGAACAGTATTTAATGGAGCAGATTGAAGGGTTCTCTAACTTTCAAAACCACAGGTTATATGTAAACCCTACCAATGGACAATTCAGCATAGGCAAAACAGTTCCCGGAAAAGGAGGTATTAACGAACTTAGTAAAGACCCTAATGACTTTTCTACCATGCAAGCTTTAAAAAATAGGCTTAACATAAAAATAGATAAGTACGATTGGAACGCAAACGTACAGCAAGGGGTAGATAATTTAGCCAAAATAGTGTTAGCTCAAAATGTGGGTGGAGTAAAAACAGAGGAAAACGCTAGGTTAAGTGATGAATACATAACCGCTAAAAAAAATTGGATTGATTCAATGATGACCAATTCTACGAACGTAGGTAGTATGCTTACGGATTGGATTGGTGGATATGGCTTTACTCAAAATTCTTTTCAAGCCGAAGGGGATGCTTCCAAGATACTTTTAGCGCCTGACCCTAGACAGCCAAGCTCTGGTAATTTAGTCCCTAAGTTAACCGATGCTCAAGAGACGGCGGTAAGAGAAAGGCTAGAGCAAGAGTTTGAGTCACGGATTGATAAGGTTCAAACGGCTATGCCTACGCCTACTCCGTCAAGACCAAGTCCTGGTGAAAGAATTTCTAAACAAGAAGGAGAGATAGGCTATGGTTTGGCTTTAGATTTAACTTCTGGTGGTGCAGTTGCTGGTGAATCTTTACAAAAAATTAAAGCCAATAACAACTCCATAGGTAATGTTTACGAGACAGATACTTCGTATGTTATTCAATATAATGATGGCACTTCAGACAAGACTATTGAAAAAATAATGAGAGACGGTGTAGAGGCTAGGGAAGAGACTGCTGTTTCTTTAATGGCTGCAGTTAGCCCTAAGTATGATGCCACAAAAGCTGAGACTGCAAAGCAAGGATATTTAAAGTCTAATGAGATAGGGGAAAGAACAGAGAAAGGTTTGTTTGGAGAAAGAACTGCGATATCATCTGAAAACTCTAGCACATATCAAACTAAATCAGAGGTAAGTAAGGGAGATAAAGGCGTTTCTATTTCAGAACAAATTGATAAACTTCCAAACCCAGATGAAGATAATTCCGGGCAAGTTTTAGATGTTATAAAAGATATTTATCCTCTTCCTGGAACTGAATCTTATATTAGCCAAATACAAGTAACGGGAGTAGGAGTTGGAATAGACGATGTTTTAAATTTTAAACTACCTGAAGAATTTATTCCTTTTGTTAAAGATTTATCAGGAGTAACAATGGG